ATGTTTCGCCTTCACCTACCCAGAAGTCTTGGTCATCAATATACCAATCCATCTTTGTGACGTTCTTTACTTTAATTCTTTCTTCTTGCATGTTATCCCCTGGTTCACCTAATATAACAGAGTAATCTGTTTGTGGTGGAACATACACCCTAGATAATATATCATCCACAACGCTGTCGTAATCCGCATCTTTCATCGGAACAATGACGGCGTTCTTTTTATTTACACCCATTTCTGGTAGAATCTCGATGTCAGTGACTATTAACTTCGAGTATTGTAGCCCCTCTACCATTGAGTAACCAAATGATTCGTGGTCTGATAGTTGTACCAAGAAGTCAGCTTCTTTCAACTTATCTAGTGCGTGGATGGTTGGCTTGCAAAAGTTCATATACTTAGATTTATGTACACCTTTATAGTCAGTGTATACATCCCATTGGAAGTTGACTCCACGACTATGTAGCTTACGTGCTAGTGCCATCATACGTTTCCAACCCTTATCTTTCGCAGAACGTGACAGACTAATCAATTTAATCTGCTTTTCTGGTACTGGGTTGTACACTAGGATTGTCTTTAATCCAGGACACCACTTCTTCATCTTCTTCTGTGTATATTTGCTAACTGCAACTACTCCAGTGAACTCTTCATAACCCTCTGGCGTACGTGGGTGGTTGCCGTGTCCATCTCCTGGGTGGATGAATAGATACTTCTTCTCTGCTTTTACTAGTCCTAGGTGGAAGTAATCAAACGCAAAGATAGCAACATCACATTCTATCTCTTCAGTAGATACTGGAACGAGCTTAACCATCTGTGCAAGTCGGTCATACGCTCCTTTAGCCACGTTCTCCCCAATGTGCAAGTTATCGGGATAATATATAGTAATATCATACTTATCCTTGTACACCTTGCATATGTTTAGAATCCACGTCTCTGTACCACCTGTTCGGAAAGGGTTTTCATAAAATATGCCAACCCTAACCATTTTTGCGTACATAGAATTGATAATCTGTATCAACGTCACTGAGTACGGTGAAATCAACTCTATCCCTGAAGAACTCATGCACAGCTTGGTCAACACCAAACTTGAATGGGTTATCCCTTAAAGTATCATTGTAATCATCCATGAGTAGCGTACCGCCAGGTCGAAGCATCTTCCAGCAGTATTCTAGGTCACGCTTTACTGTTTCGTAATCGTGAGCACCATCAATGTAGATTACATCATAGTGTTGTCGCTTTAACAACAGTCGTGGTAACACATCTTTACTATCACCTTTGATAGTTGTTATCCTATCTCGATATTCTGCAGTGTTATTTAAGTAACGTTTCTCAAATCCTTCGTTGTAGTTATCAACAAAGTTATCGACTACCGTTAGTTCCGCTAGTGGGTAACTTGCAGCTATGAAGCAGGCAGAACGTCCTTCATATGCCCCAACCTCAAGATATTGACCACCGCCAACTAAGTCTTGTAGTATGTTATGCCACTTACTCTCAAATGCCGTTAGCCAATCAGTAGTAAAATCTTTCTTAGCCATAAAACTCCCTTAGTAACTTTTTAGATATGTCATGGCTAACACGTTCCCCACTACCAAGTGGGTCGTATGCGATGACAATGTTTTTGTATGCTATACTCTTCAATCCTATTGGAGTATGGAAGCTACCATATCGACCTGTTGAACCACCTGGGGCTTGCCCAGCGTACACACAGATAATAGCACCTGCCTTACTCCCCCAGACACAAACATCGCCTGGGTGGAGTTCAGCACCATATTTATCCCTTTTTCGGAATGATTCTCTTAGTCGAGATTGGGTTTGTTGTTCAGCCATGCTTCTACATCTCCTGGATAAGTACCCCACATGTAGCGAGTCTGACCAGTTAGGAAGCGGTGTAGACTATCTAGCTTTACTGGTGGTGTATACTCTTTCAAGTCATCATCAGTAATGAAGACGTACTCGTGTTTGCTTCCTGGTTCTGTACGCCGTGTGATTGGGTATACGTCTTCTACCTTAATCATTTTGCTCTCGTGACTGTAACGTTATCTGCACATTCCCAAGGAGCTGACATAACACGGAAAGTCTTTGTTGTCTTAACGACTACTTTAATATCCTTGTTTTCTGCAGCTTCGTTCACCACAGCTTTGTATGGTGAGTTTGGTGGCAAACAATACGAACTTTCGTTCTCTTCAGTAACGTAGGTATCAACTGCAGCACGTACACTGAATGTAGTGTTACCGCTAATGAAGCCATTGTTCTTTACGTTATATACGATACCTGATACATTCTGTTCAGATGTCTCAATACGGATGCTTGGCAAAAACCACAACAGTCCCCAGATTACCAAACAAAATGCAATAAATCCGCCTAATACTTTCATTAAAAGTTCCCTTCTTGTACTTGTAAACATTTAAGACCAAGTGAACGCCACATATCAACAACTTGGTTACGGTCATCTAGGATGAACTTAACGTTGAATCGTGGTTCTACGTGGGTGCGATACAATCGCTCTTTAACAATAGCATCTTTGAGCTGCTGACCATTCTCATCAACATCACTGTCGAGTCGGGTGTATAGTTCATCGTATGGGATGCCGTTAGCTTCTAACCATTCTTCTGTTACTTGTCGGTGCTCTTCATTGCGACCTGTCAGGATGATAACTTTGTAACCATTCTGATATGCCATTGATGTAATACTTACAACAGCATCATCAGCAACATCATTCATGGCTCGGCTTGCGTCATAGGGACTGCGACCATCTGCAATATGTGCTAACGTACCATCAACATCCACAATGATACACTCTTCTTTTTCGTCATCGTAAGCTACTGGTGGTACTGGGTTATCAATGTAACGGTTGTACATCTGGTAGATTACTTTTTCTGGCACTGGATTAGGTCGTAACGCATTACGGCGGATACATTCACGTACAGGCACATCGAAGAATCGAATCTCGAAGTCTGCTAGGAACTCCTGTGCAATCGCCTCAAACTGAATCAAGTGCTTAGGGTCAAGATTAGTATCGTCAACTACAACGTTCCTACCATTCACGAGGTTGCGGATGATAATTTCGTCACGTAGTGCTAACACAAATCCTTCATTCTCTGGACTCCACTTGCCATTATTTAACATAGCACGTAGGTCATCTTTGTTCACACGAACCCACCCTTTGTCTACTAATTCCTTAGCATAGGTAGTCTTGCCTGAAGCTGGCAGCCCACGAAGGGCTAGCAACTTAGGTTGGGCTTGTGCGACTTGTCGTTCCTTGTTAGTGTCAACAAGGGTCGCTTTATTGGTCATACCAATTTACTCCTCAGTTCTTCAAGTTTCCTTTTATTCTCTCCAGTTGCAAAAGGTAGGTGAAACCACCCTGCACCTTTACTCGCAATCGAGTAGACAACATTAGGAATTGGGAACTTCTTCTTGCTTTTTTGCATGTAAACTCCTATATATAGCTTGTCGAGCGAAATGGTCTTCCCGTAAATAGTTAGACCAAAGTTGCTCGGATTCAGGTGTCAATGACCTGACTATTACCCCGTTACTGTCCTGGTGCTCCTGGTATTCCAGGTTGGGTTTCTGAGGTCGCTGCATGGATTCCATCTTGTACCTCTAACCTTACTGGCAACCTTCGCAGTTCAGTGCGTCCTGTGGGTCTACTAGGGCGTTCAACTGCTGTATTTTCTTCTTGTCCAACGTCTCGCCTGGCTTGACTTGGCTCATTATCTGTTCTATTTGTTTCAGCTTCTTCTGTGTTTCGGCTTCGTTCATTCTGACTCTCCAATAGTTTACGTTGATTGTCGTTGTCGAGTCTGTCAGCAACCAATGTTGCGTAACCTGCTATGTCTCTCCATGAATCAGAATAGTTAGGGTCTCCGTTGTAGATGCGACCAATCTTGTTAACAATCATGTTGATTGCCTCTAGCTGGTCAGGTGCAAAGTCAAACTTTGTCTTACCTGTCAACTTCATGGCTTGGTCTAGCACTAGATGAATTGACTGTGCAATTTGTGCTTGCTGCATAAATACCCCATAGCGTTTGCCACGCTCATTTAATACTTCGGCTGTGCTTTGAACCATTCTCGTTGCTCTAGGTTAAGATTAATTGTTACCATTACTTCATCTTCGTATTCCTTGACACGGACGCTAAAGCGACCACTGCCAACTTCTGCATCACGGAACTCTTCCTGTGAGTTGTAGAAGTATTCCAACGCATGTGCTGCCAAACTTGTGATATTCTCACGCAACTCATTTAGTGTTGGTACATCGTTTTCCCCATACGTCCAACCATAAAGGTGGAACAGAGGAGCTGCTGTCGTTGCAGCTGACTCAATCTTGTCGTAGAGATGCTCTACTGTTATACGCTTAATTGTGTTCATGTTACTCCTTAACTGATTCTACTTCGTATACCCCAGTGTTTGTGTGGTATACATCGCCAACTACTGGCAGTGCTGCTCCACGAGTGATAATCGCTTCGTGGTCTTGACCATCTACTTTACCGTGCAATACTGTGCCAGTAATGTAAACTTCACTAATTTTCGTCACTTGTTCCATTGACTTCTCCTTTTACTAATTCTTCTTTATAAAACTGTGCCAACCCGAAGACTGAATACTTGAGAATATCTTCTTTGTAGATAGCCCATAGGACATCTTTGATGTTCTCTTTCTCTTCAGTTTCAATATCAACACGAGTTTCCTTAATCAATGCACCGATGTCCTTCGGTGTCCCTGTCAGTTCACCACGTTCACGTAAGTGCTGGATAGCTTTTCGCCATCGTGCCTCAGTGCGGTAGTTCTCTTTCAGGACTTCAAACTTGCCTTTGCCAGTGTTTAGCTTAGACCAGTCTTTGACATGCACTTCCTTAAACTCTTCAGTAACGTACTTGCCAGACATAACAGTAAGTGGAATCTGTTCTAGGAACATCCATGACTTGTATGCCTTTACAACAACTCCCTCAATATTCTGTCCCCCAAGATAGCTGGGTGTATCCTTAACCATCTCGAGGACATTAGTAGCGGAAGTTTCTCCTCTAAACAAGAGGGGCACAGCGTCAACGTCAAACTTTTGTGCGTACTCGAGGATAGTGTCGTAATTGTGGAACACTCTCTGCTCAGAGTCGTACACAGCGAACAATGCGATGTGATTCTTTGGGATTCTATCATAGGCAAGTGTAGAGTGTTGAGGTGCATGAAGCGTCTCTCCATAGAAAAACCATCCATTAGGTATCCTTTCTGCTATACTTGTAATATATGTTACTGCAGGGAAGAATAACTTATCAACCGTATCGAGTGTAATCTCACGTCCCTTAGAACGCATGATTAGCTCACCCTCTGGTGTTTTACCGAAACCAAACTGGCTTCCATCAATCTTCTCTGTAATCTCTACTTCAGTCTCGAAGAGGTCTAATATTTGTTTGTCTCCTATATGCAGAATCTTAGGAAACGCTGCTGTCTTGCTCATATTGACTCCTTAATTCATCTATGATGTACATGCTTGCCCTGTTGAGAAACTCAATCTCTGTCATGTGAGGCGGAATCATGTCTGCCAACTTGGTAACATTTAATTTCTCACCATTTACATAAGCAGTGACTTCATAGACCTTCTCAGTACCGCCGTGGAATCCACCGAATGTGTACGGTACTATGCGAACTTCGTATGCATTTAAGTGCTTACTCACTGTCTACCTCGAATCCGTATATCTTAGCTAGTGTTGCTACTACATCTGGTGCATATCCAACCTCATAGGTAAGCTCTATCTCGAACATCTCTGCAGCTTCTAACCCCTTAGATTGACCTTCTTCAGATTCCATTATCAAATCAAATTGGTCTTTGGTTAAGTTGTAGATGCTGCCAGCTTGGTTGTCGTAATAGTGCACGTATATAGGGCTTAGACCCTTAGCTGCTTTTATCATCTTCCATCTCCTGTAAAAATTGTCGTTGTAGTTCTGGATTAGGCTCAAACAATACATAGGGTAGAATCTTCAATGGTGTCTTATTAGTGTGCCAGTTAGACTGACCCTCAAACCGCCAGTAGCGATAAATCTTACCATTAAACTCCATGAAATACTCTTCTATAATTACTTGACGTTGCTTAATCTTTGTCTTATCATAGTTAGCCACGGTCTGCCTCGTATTTCCAAATCCCCTTGCCGTCATTCGGCATTTGTACTGTGCTTAACATGAACCTTCGTTCAAACTCACGTTGCGATATCAACTCTTCTGACCAAGAATGCTTGTAGTTCTTTCTATCCCAGCCGTCAGGGTCATAGATTATTATACCATCACGCAAGCGTTTCGACCAGTTTTCACTAGTCTGTAGTTCGGGATGCATATCATTCATAGAACCAGTTCAATAACTCTTTCTCAATAGCTGGCTTCAGCTTATAGAGACAGTCTTCTTTAGTATAGAACGTGAAGTTCGTGTAGTAGTCACCGCCTGGGTCTCGAGCATATACAACTCGGATACTACCAGTAGCACGACCCGATTTCTTCTCTTCTTGAGTCAATAAATCAGTAAGTTCCTTGATTAATTTCTTTTCTGACCACTTCTTCCACTGCTTACGTGTGTCGTAACCTAAACTCAAATTAATTGAAGGAACTTTTTTAGTATTCTTCATATTATCCCCTATTCAACAAACTTAATTGGTGTACCATCTTTTGGTAAGTGCTCACTAAAGTCCCAACCGTACTCAGCATAGCCAAGATAACTTTTCTCCTGCATCTGCTTTTCTAGCTCACCCATAGTGTCGGCTTCTACCATTGCTGAAGCATAATGTAAGACTCGAGTGCCTTCATCATTCATGTTCTCTTCAGCCATTTCGTCCCATCCGTAGAACTTGCCCTTGTGCTGCTTACCTATCCATACATTATTCGCTGACATGACCGCCCCTTTTAACTGTGTAGTTAATCATTTTGTAGAGCTTGTTTTTGTCTGTATGTGCTATATCACAGTCTCTTGTACTATCCTCAAACCGAAGGCTTGCAGAATATCCAAGTTCTCCATGCTTTACAATTACTATTGATTCAACTCCCATAGTTCCCCCTATGCTAATGCTAATAGTTTTGCTGGTTGCCAACCTATAACGAACGCTTCCCAATCACCTTTAACAGTTATAGGAACAGTCATAGCACCGCTTCGGTTTATAACTTCCTGTCGTAGCTCTGGTTCATTATCTAGTACAACTTCTTTGTATTTAATGCCCTTCATATCATAGAGTTTCTCTACCATCTTACAGTAAACACATGTACTAGTTCTATAAATCGTTATCATCTTTTTCCTCATAACTTACTTTAACATTTATCTTGCCAAGAGGATAAAGACCGTCTTCCTGTAGATACCTTATGTAGTATTCTGCCTCTCGGAGTTCCTTGATTAATGCCGTTTTGTATGCCCTAAGTGCTGGTAATAGTTCACGAGGATACTTGTCCTTGCTCCACTTACCGTTAGCTTCTAAAGCAAACGTATCAACTCTATCTCCGTCTGTGATGAAAATAGATGGCACGAGTTTAGCTAGAACATTCTTCTTATCTTCTTCACTGAGCTTTGCAAGTTCTTCTCGCAACCACTCAATACTAAACTCTTTAGCCATCTAGTTCTCCCCTAATACTACGTTATCTGACTTCTCCTCATAGCCGTAACCGTCTAGGATGTCATTCACTAGGTGAACCTGACGCTCCAAGTCTGAATACTTCTCGAGTAGAAATCCTTTATATTCTACTAACTGGTCGGGGCTGAACCCCTCAAGAATCTCACGTTCTGACATTCCCTCGAGTGCTGGCTGAATCCAACTCTCTCTTGTTTCTGGTTGACTAGACACCGTTTACTTTCCTTCCGCCTGGTCTTACAATACTATTATCATTACACCAACCACCACAATTATTACAACTGTACGATTGAACACGTCCGTTCCGCCTTGCGTGAGTACCCTCTAGCTTCAAATCTGAGCTTAAGCACTTCGGACAAACGCCGTCAATCTGATTGATGTCTCCAAGATTTGGATGCGACTGCATAAATGGTCGTAGTCGTAAATAAATCTGTTCAAGTAAGTTTACATCTTGATTGTTATATTGTCGCATTAACTTAATGGTCTTTTTACTTGGTTTGTCTGACATGAAATCATCTTCAAGGTCTGCATAACCGATAGTCTCTTTACGTCCTAGACCTAAGAAATCACCTAAATCATCTAGCTTATTCGATTCAAACCTAAACCAACGCTTCGCTTCCCTCTTCGTATCAATCGACTTACGAGGGCGAGGGGGGTTAAGACCACAAGTAACAAAGAAACGATTAGCCATCTTATCATCAAAGCTACCCCCGTTATGAGCAATGCTAATGTCAGCACTATCAAGAAGGTCACGAAGGCTACGCACAAAATCGGTATAATTATCATAATCATGCCTAGAAACAAAATTAACCCTATCACTTCCTAACTCCTTCCAAGAGTAACACATTAGTTCTGATTGTCTCACGAACTTCACTACTTTGAAGTCCCAGCGATTGCCATAACCCTCTACGACAGTCCTGCTCGTCTCTAAATCGTACAGGATTATTTTACTCATTTATTCTCCGTTTGCTATTCTGTTAATATCTTCTTCTGTTGCTTCGTTTAGAAGCCATTCTTCATTATCATCTGGTTGATTTCTATTACCCATCTCATTCCTTAACTTATTACCATGCACCTACCAACCAATTCGCTACGAGTTCGACTAGGATTCCCAGTCCATGAACCTGTGATTAAATCAGGTGGATGTAAAACGGAACAGGTTCGCACACCTCATCTCTTACTCTCCATTACTGGCTTTTCTACGGAACTGTAATCAACAGCTACTACGGAAATCTCGTTTGGCTGACTTACGCCCTGATTGGTATGTGTATGGCAGGTATAGTCCGATTTGAACAGACGCTTGTTATTGATAAGATAACAACTGCTAACCACCCTCCTGTTATCAACCTATTGGATGATTTGCTTTACGAGGGCATAGCCCCCAGCTCTACCAGACTGAGCTATATACCTATATGGTGGAGTAAGTGGGAGTTGCACCCACGTCCCAACGGTTTCCGACATGCGGATTTACGGCTGGTCAAACTGTAATTACCCCAGAAAGGAGAGCTGTCTATGGCAACAACTCTTTGGTGAACAGAGTAGGAGTCGAACCTACGAACCCGAAGGGACGGTTTTACAGACCGCCTGCTTTAGCCACTTGCATATCTGAACATGGAGGCATTGTTTGGGTTAATTAGACCACCGTAGGTACAATGCCTTAAACCTGACTAGGATTGGATTTGAACCAATACCGCCCCCACACTTTCACCAAGTTAATTACTCAAGGCTACTCAGCAGGAGAGTTCTGACCTAAACTCCCTAGCTTATGGAACACCTTTTACTACTTATGCCGAGAAAAGGATAAAAAGAAGGTGTTGTGAATGGGCAACTAGTATTTAGAAGTCCGAATTAAGGGTTTTCAACCGTGACCTCTAGCCCATCACCTTCCCTCGAGGGGAATAAAATGCCACCGTCTGGACTCGAACCAGATGTTGCCCCTTTGTACAATTCGGCTCGGTGACTGAAGGAACGCTTAAGGGACGACCATGAGGACAACCTGTGTCCACCCCGATGTTTAATACCAACCGTGGTTAATGTGCCACTGCACTGCTCCTGCCCAACCGCCATAGCGATTATTGACATAGGACTGCATCCACTTAATTTGGCAAACACCATCTCCTAAACTGCATCCAGACTTTCCACAAGGTAGTTCCTGTGCAACACCACAAGCACCAGACGAGCTGTTGATTGCATTTGGGTTGCATCCCGATTCCTTATTGATTAGCCACATGGCATTCTGAATGTCAGATACACCAGCTTCAGCAAGCCAAGACGAGCAGTTACCACTGACGGCAACTTGCGTAATTGTTGCATTTTTAGTCTGCTGTCGTGCTGCTTCTAGCTTTGCTTGCTTTATTCTTTTAACTCAGAGTTTTCCTCTTCGAGCTGTTGTATCCTCGCATCTTTTTGCTGAACTTCTGTTGCCAGTTGTTCTTTCTGGGTCTTAACGACCTGAAGATTCGATTCGATTTTACTAGTCTCTACTTGTGACTGACTCAGTTGAGTCATTGCATCGGCGTGAGCCTTTGACACAAACACAGTAGCAACTAGAAGGACAATCGCAGTAGCTAGGATAGCTGCTGTCTTTGACCATTTTACGATTGTACGAATAATCGTCCTTTCGTTATTTGATATAGGAATTATCGTCAGCCTAGCTGGGTAATTGTTAACCTAAGCGGTTTTTGCTAGTTCTACCTGACCGTTTGTAATCTCGTCCATTGTATATCCCTGTTCGACCAGTTCTAATACACGGTTTCCAATCTTACTCATTCTTATTTCTCCTTTCATTGTATTATATCAAACTTGACACGAAAAGTCAATAGTAAAATTGTTGTATTTTATACAACTGTGGCTGTTACCCTTTTTGTCGCTGATTGTGGGAAATTAATACTGCAATCAAGGGTCATTTAACGTGTTTAAAGGTCTTACTCCATGTTTCAGGATTGCCTAGCACCACTATAAACTATTCATCCATTCTAGGAAGTCGTAAACTTCTCTAGTAACGACTGGTTCAATGTAACGACTACCCTTCCATTCGTTGCACGTATAATGTGCTGGTTGGATATTTTCCTCGCTGAATACGAGATGGGGTGCTTTCGACCTGGCGATGATGTGGTCGAGTACCGTTTCGTCAATAAGACTCCACCTACCACAGATACCACAGAGATAACATCCGTTGTCTTGAGGGAGGTGTTTCTTTTTCCAGTCTGCTTGAAACTTAAGCCATTCACGAGTCTTATCTCCTATAGGGTTTAATTGTGATTTCTGCACGTGGGTTCTCTCTATCTAAGTCTGCATCTGCAAATCCGATTCGGACATGCTTCCAGTCATCATCCGCTAGTAGTCCAACATCAACGAGTAGGTCATTAACCGACTCTAACATGTTTGACACATCACGCCTTCTTAAATCTTTGCAGTAGAACATGTACTCAATTTCAACTTTTTCGTCCGAAAGTTTAGTAACTTCGTCATTAAAAATCGCTTTTAACTGCTCAACTGCATTCTTATGCCATTCTGCATGTCTTTTACTAGAAATGAGAGCAAGTCTTCCTTTAACCCTGACTATTTGCTTGGCGTTCTTCTTGCTTGGTGTCTGACTGTTTATTGTCAGTACGATTCCAGCGTCTGTTAACATATTCTCTCGCCTTCTCACTAGTTAGGGTTTTAGCGAAGCCCTTCTTCACTCTACGCCTTCCGCCCTTGCGTCCAGCGTATTTTTTAATCAGTCTACCCGAGTCGTTCATCTTTGCGAGCACCCTGTAAGTCAATAACACGAGACTTGATTGCATCAATCAGGTCATGGCTGTCAGCTACGATAGATTTGAGCTTCTCAAACAATACCTTGGCTTCGTTATAGGCTTTCTGTGCTGCAATGAACTCTTCGTCAGTATACTTTGCGTCACCAGCTGTTGTGGCGTTATGTTCCTCTTTTGCTCGTAAGAATGCTTCACCCTTAACTTTGAGCATTTGTACTTCCTTATCAAGCATATCTTGATGGGCAGTAACCTTGATGTCCAACAGGGATGCTTTCATTGCACTGAGTTTGACTCCAATGTATGAAAGAACATCACCTGTTAGACTTTTGAGAAACGCTTCGTCAGACAGCTTGCGGTTAACGTCCATGATTTTGCCGATAAGCTCGGCTGTCTGCTCTGGTGTCATGTTAGATGTCCAAATCGTTCAGGTCAACTGCTTTTTGAGTTGGTTCACCAGTTGCTGGGTCTACCAATTTCTCAAGAAGGTCGATGATGTAATCTAACTTGTCATGTACCAATTCGGTGCTAACATTTGCAGTGAAGTCTTCAGCTGGTGCAGCTTCAGTCTTTGCTGGCAAATCACCTAGTGGACGGCTTGCAGATTTGAAGTTGTAGAAAGTACCGAACTTACCGTTCACTTCCACAACATCACCATACAATTCATCACCTGGCTTGATTTCGTTGCCTGGTTTCTTGTTTACGTTAATCCAACCCTTGCCACTCTCACCTTCGAGCTTGACTTTCCATGCGTTGAATGTGTTGCCGTTGAGTTCAACGGTCTTAGGCGTTTTGTCTTCCTTGCTAACGGTAGCTTGGAATGCCTGTGTTACAGTATATGCCTTAGACATTACTTATCTCCTTTTAATACTTCTGTTAAATCAATCACATCTGTGCTGTGGCGTTCCCATTCCAACGTGTTAGGATTCAACCAATCTAGGTCAATTCCTTCAGTCGTGTAACCAAACTGGCTCAAGATGTATGCGTAGTAGCTCATCTGGAATCGGTGGTAAGTCAACAGCGTGTTCTCTTTGATTACACCCTTAAATGGTGAATCTTTCTTCTGGTACTTCTTCTCAAACAGGTCTGCGTCAGTCTTAAAGTCTCCGATTCGGATAATCTTCTTGTCTTTGTCAACAATCTTGATGTAGTCAACACGACCACAATGACCCTGACCGTCTGCGATAAACTCTTCACTCAGTAGATTCTCGACACCAAACTTACCAACGTAATCCAACACAAGTTTCTTGAAGAATGGATTCTTGCTAAGTGATTTGTTGTCAACATCCTCTTTGCGAATCTTATCGCCTAACTTATTGAACTTAATGTAGTTCTCCAACGCTGCATGTACTGCTGTACCAAATCCAGTAGATACATCGCCGTTTGTCCCCCACATTTCGAGTAGTTGTTCACGTGTTACACCAGAGTCTGGGTAAGCCTTCTGAACCAACTCGATTGCTTTGACCTTATCGAATGGGTCGTAGAATTGGTCTGGGAATGATGAACCGCTAAGTTGTACATTGCCTTCCAAATCTGTATAACGATGTGCAACTGGGTCGTAGTTTAGTGTTACCCCAGTCAGTCGGCTCGTTATCTGCTCGACTGTTACGACTGCTGCCTTAACTGTCTTAGGTGCTGCCTTTAATGTAAACGGTGTTGGGCTAACCATTGCGTCAACTTCCGCAATCTTTGCAAGACCTAAGTCACGCACTTCATCCCAATTCTCACCCTCAACTTCGATAACAGTGTGTACGTTACCATACTGAACCGTTGGGCTTGTAGCGTCAAATGTCGCTTTAGTTATTTTTGCCATTGTAACTCCTTATTAGTTTATCTTGGGTCATTATCCCAACCAGCGATTCCGCACCATATGCAGAACGCCAAACATACTATTGTTAGTATCATTTTTGCCTTTCATCATACTAGGTATTATATCAAACTTGAGGCTAAAAGTCAATAGTTTTTGCCAAAAATGTGTTGTATTATTGACAATAGCAACAATTCTAACCTGTTGTCTATTGACATTTGAAAAGAGTTATGGTATAATACCCAGTGTAGAGATTTCTTTGTCGTTACTCTACGCTTAACTCCTTTCTTTGAACACTTGGTATTCCCCTATGCCAGGTGTTCTTTTTTTTATTTGATGAATTGTATGCGACTTGGGACTATGATTGCATCATGGTTTGCAATAATATCTGCCAACTCACCTACTTTATCAAATGGAATCTTATCAAAGTTGAACTCAACTGTTTCAGCATCCCCAATTTCATCACCATACTCAGCGTACTCACGGCGATATTCCGCATCGTCTTGCTGCCAAAATACTTTGAACTTTACAAAATCTTCTGATTTATATGGGTTAAGGTGGATTTCAACACGTCCTTCTTCCCACAAGCGTGTTTCTTCAATACCTTCTTTGCTCACTGCAATTAGACCGTTATTGCGAGATACAATCTCAGCAGTATTTTTATAGCCGTTTAGTATTTCTTTACCACGCTCAAGCTCTTCACTAGTAAGAGACGCTCCAGTAGCCTCCAGTACCTTGATGGCACGAACTAATGGGTCTTTCTCTTTGATTGTCTTGATTGCTTTGATAGCATCTTGTAGGATTTCTACTGCACTTTCGCTATACCCAGACCAATGGTAATAAGCATTAGCTACTGTCCTACCCATCATTTTTGGATGACTATAGTTGCCGTCAATAATTTCTACGTTTAGTCGTTGTCCCATTACTTTCTCCTCCGTGCTGTTTGCTGTGCTTTCTTGCGTAGCTTGTCAGTCTTACGATTCTTAATTTTCTTACGTTTGTTGGCTTCTTCCTGCAGTTCTTTACGCTTCAGTAATTTAACTAACAGATTGATATTCCTATTCATTCTCTTTACTTCTTTCCTTAAACTTGGTATCTATTGCTCGTGCTACAGCACTAACTTGCAATGCCCTCTGGTTTATACCCTTTAGGTACAATGTTTTCAAGCTTCTTACTCGACTCAATCCAACATATCCCATACCCTCTACAAATGCCTTTGATAGGTCTAGTTCTGCTGTGTCTAGTGTCATTCCCTGTGACTTGTGAACTGTTATGGCGTATGCCAACCTGATAGGTATTTGCGTAATTGCTGCCGTAGTTCGGTCGCCACGCTTGTATTCCCATTCTTCGGGGTAGACCGTGTAGGCGTACAAATCGCCAAAATCCACAATAGGAAAACCGTCACGAGAAAACCCAGTAACAATTCCAATACTGCCATTAAAAAACCTTCCTTCTGCATCGTTCTTAACTGCCATTACTACTGCATCCTGCTTCAGTCTGAGTATTTCTGGTGCTAGAACATTCTTTTGTAATATCTGCAAATCATTCCATGATTGACCACGACTTGTACGCAAATAATAATGCGTATCTCCCGTCAATTCATCCAGCTTCTGGTTGTTGATATTCTCTACATCTATGTTTAGAGTATATAACCTAGTAACATTATCGGTAGCCTTGTGTCCAATGCGACTTTTCAATAGGTCGAGATGGCGTTGTGTCAACGTTCCATCACGCATTGCGTTCAAGATTCCCTGTAAATCGGCATCATCTTGCCTGAACTGTTCTTCTAGGTAACATACTTTGATGTCCATACGTTTCCAGACTTTGCTAAATACTACAAACCTACCCGAACCACCTTGTTTAACTGGTGGTAACTGGAAAAAGTCTCCAACTAGGATAACCTGAATCCCCCCAAACGGACTATCATTCTCACGGATAATCCTCATGGCTTCATCAACCATATCCAGGTTGTAATCGTGCATCATACTGATTTCATCAATTATCAGAACATCAGTCTTACGAATATCTTTCTTCCTAGTTTCACTCATTGTGTATATATAGTCATCATGTAAATGGTCATCAAGACCAATCCCAGACCAACTATGTATTGTCTGACCGCCAATGTGAGAACTAGCCAAGCCAGTTGTGGCTGTGACAACAACTTTCTTGTGCTTGCGTTTCGCTTGCTTAACAAACTCATTGATTGTCCATGTCTTACCACTACCTGCCTGACCTGTCAACAATACGTTAGCCCCTGATAGCATTATTTCTATTGCTCGGGCTTGTATCATTAGTCGTCCTTAGTATCTACTTCAAGATTTACTTTGAATCTCCAGCTATTTGCTGCTGATTCTGCAAATGCCTTTACTAAATTATTAGCAATCTCGCCAGCGTTCTCTTCAACTGCCTTTTTTATAGCTTTCTTAAATGTATTGCTTTTACTTTCTACATATTCATTAAGTGCCGTAGCCGTTGCACCACGTATAACTTGCTGAATCTTCCAATCAAGGTATTCATACTTATTGTCGCTATTATAGCTTGATATTTTACCATCACTATTTACTTTACATTTTATAGCTGACATTACAATAGCGTCAAGGATAGCACCCTTTTCGCTTTCGTCGCCCATTGCCGATAATAGTGATGTTTCTATATTTTTTCTGATTATAGCCTGAACTATTTCAGGGTCTACGTTCATTGATACCATTTGTTGCTCTGCCATTATTCTACTCCTGCTTGTCGTTTACGCCGTCTTACTTGCCAGCCCTGTTGCATCCATACTGGTTTCTCACGGCTTTTAATATCTGGTGCTAGTTTCCTAGCAATGCTTAACGCTGTTTCAACGTATTGTTTACTTTCACCTTGTGGGACTATCAGCTTGACAACCTTCAGCCCATCATGTTCTAATACTTCGGGCTTGTTGACAAGTTCTTCCATCCCCTCGATTGTGCCGTCTAGGAGATTCCCCTGACCAGCCTGAACGGATTGTTTTCTCCTTGCCATTCAGCTACCTACTTTTTCTCGAACTTGATGCTAGTCTCGAACCACAATACGTTCACCTTAATACCATCATCAATGGCAACACTGATACCAAAACGTTTGAAGTTTAGGTAAGTGTAGACACTTAACATGGTCTTTGTCTTTTCCGTTTTACTATGCTTAACCTGTGATTTAACTTTTGAGTCCATACTTAATTCATCCTTTCTAAATAACTTAATTTTATTGCCTTGTGTCTGCTGCTCCTCGTAATACAGAGTTTGCTTCTTCGACATGCTCTAATTCCTCTCTGAATGCTGCGATTGCTAAGGCTCGTGGTAGTTTACCATCATCAGCCATCTGCATGTAGCTTTCAAAACGTTCTAACTTGTACTGTCGTACTTCTTCTTCGATTTTACGTGGTGATTTCCATTCTTCCACCGCTTTCCCCTATCTTTTGTTACTTCGGGGGCTTCTTCTTCCCCGATATTACCACGGACGGGCTATTAGAAGTTAGCCACTAAGGTGTTGAACATATAAGATACAGTCCTTGTCTACCTAACCACCGTTGCAACTTCGCTCGTAAGTCTGTTACATTTCTGATTAGTTATTTCACTTCCCTATAGAGGGTACTGTACTATTTTTGCGTATCTCGTAACTCCTTGGAGTATCGGGGACAAGGTGCTCAAGCCCTACAGAACAAACCTTGATTGAAAAATTACGCTCGAACCATTTTTTACTATCGTGGTGATGCTGAACACCACGCTTATATGTTATTTGTCACAATGCAACTTCACCTTATGGGCTACTCACTCGTTTGCACAATGTTTGCTTCGTCTATGTCGTTTTTGTCCATAATTGCTTTAGCAATCTAGGCACTTGTGACATGTTGGTATTATATCAAACATCGTTCAAAAAGTCAATAGATTTATTGTTGTAGAATATACAACCTTACATATATTACCCATAAAATCATTATTAATCCTGCGAACAAAATTAAAATGTGGGTATTATTTTCTGGTGGCTTAGTTGCGTATGCCATACCAAACCTTTTCCCAGAACACATCATACAACTCTAGGCTTAATCTATTGCCAAACTCATCGTTATGTTGTCTAGCATATTCAAACGCCCATTGCTCAATGCCGTTCTTGCCAGCTGCTCGTGCTGCTGCTAGTAACTCATCTTTACTTTTAATGTACCGTATCACGTATTTTGTGTTCTCTAGCTTAAATGCTAGTACACCTTTATAGATTGATTCTCTCTGACTCATTCACCGCACTCCTCTATCGCCTTTAATAGTTTTTCTTCCGCTATCTCATCAGGTGTTTTCACCTTTTTAATAGTCTTCTTCGCCATCGTATAGTCCTTCCAATATATTTTCTACATCCGTCTCTGTCATATCATCATTGTGACAATCGTAACAGTATACGCTATAGCATCCACCACATCCACAACTTGGGATACCTTGCTCGAATCCGCTGCAACATGGTGGTTCAATCTCTACGTTGCTTGGGTCAATCACGTGCCAGCATCGCCACTCGCCATCCTCTGTTAAATGTACTGGGTAATTTTTGTATTCATTATATTGTACCTCTATTTTCATAGGAATGCTTCCCTAACTTTCAGTAAGTGCTTTAGTATGATACTATCACTACCAAACTCTTTTTCTACTTTGTCAATAAGCTTGTCAAAACGTTCAAGTTCTTCTAATGTTAATGTTACACCATATCTGTACGCTTCGTCAAAGTCTTCCATTGTAGTTCTTTTTAGATAGCTCATTATATTTCCCTTTCTAGTTGCTCTAAGTCTTCATCGCTTTCAATGATATAGTGTACAATTTCGTCTACTACTACATCAATATCTGTATTTTCGCCGTACTCATCCTTTAATCGTTTAACCTCCTCTTGTGCTAACTTAACTGCATAGTCTCGACTACTGATAAAGTCTTCAACCATGTCACCACCAGTCCAGACCTCGTATGTTCTAGTAATTTTCATTATAGTACCCCATTTTCCTTTAATTCTGTCAATAGTTCACCTGTCGGGTCTGCTGCTCGTGCTAATTGCTCGATAGCCCCCGTCCAATCTGCTAGTTCCCCATAGCTTAAACTCTGTTGACTAGCCCAATCTTGCCAATCAATTGCTAGGTTTCTTACTGTTTCTACCATGGAAAATCTCCTCTCCCTTTTACATATTCTTCTTCAGATTCTTGCTCGTTTTCAAAACTTATTGTCTTGTATAGTCTGATATTTATATTGCCGTCTGCTTCAATTACTCGTTTCTTATATTCTGCTTCTGCTTCTTTACGTGTATTATACCACTCGTCCCACTCGTCTCCGAATAAGTGCCAGCTTACAATCTTCTTATCCATTACTTGCCCTCCTCGTATATGGTTTCACCATTGCTAAATGTTGCTACTCGCTTGTATCCGTCCGTGTACATTTCAACACATTTTACAACCCTGTCAATATCTCGCTTGTTCTTGGTTACTTCATTGTCATAATCATAACCGTCATCGCTTATATCAATTAGCTCGTCTCCAGTGTATACATCAACATTAGCATGTTCATAGTATCCAGCACATACCTCAATAAATGCTACTATTTTTGCGTTTTTATTGTATACTAGGTATCCCTGTCCTGTTTCAAAACTTCTCGGGGCTTGTGTCAAGTGGTTAGCACTGTCTACGCTATATCCCTTACTTGACAATTCTGCCACAATATTTGCTAGTGTATCTTCTACGGCTTCATCATAGTCTGATATAATAACATTCAATCCGTGATTACCACCTGTATAAAAATTACCCGTTGCCATTGCTATATCCTTTCTTTATTATCTGGTTAGTTATTTCTAACCTACTTACAGTGTAGCACAAGCCAGATTCATTGTCAATACTTTTTTGTTGTTTCTTTTACATCAACTCTACACTCTCTAGTCTACCACCACAATTAGGGTGTACATATCCGTTCATTTTACGCCTGTATCGCCCAAAGTTATCAGCACCACATTCTTGACAAACCAGCTTATATAGTTTACTGCTACGCCGTGTCTCTATCACGTTCGTGTCTGTCCTATCATAACATCGCTTGCCATCACCGCCAATCTCAAGTAGTTTAGCTTGCCATACTCTGTCGTGTCCGTGTCCCTCTGTCAAGGCGTGTGCAACCTCATGCAATATTGTCAACCTTACACGTTCTTCATCGTTAATTTCAACCAACTTAGTTGACAACTCTACAACTTTATAGTTTGATAGTCTATGGTATCTGTATCGCCCAAATGCCGATGTCAACCGCCCATTCATTTTAGCTTCTACATAATATAACTCGTGTTTGTCAAGCTCTTCTCGTAGAATCTGTTTTGCCCTTGTAATATTCATATCGCTATTATCCTTGTTTAGTTGTTTACTCTCTCAGTGTATCACCTGCCAACCGTATTGTCAACAGGTTTTTGTTGTAAAATTGTACTATAGACTGAATGCCCCCTTCTCTGCATAGTATACCACAATTTTATTACCATTGTCAAGTATCCAGTAAAACTCTACCCCAACAGTACCATTCTTCAATAATCCCTTCAAGTTGTCAACCTCTCCACGGTTGAATCCCCACTGTTCAAGCCATTGACGAAAATACTTACTTGTGGTATTGCTATAGTTATAGTCTTCCGTTACCTCTAAGTAATACGGCTTATATCGTGCTATAACTGTATCATAACTCTGAAAATAGTCAACTCCATTCACTTCTATATTATATTGATTAGCTACCTTAGCACCACTTTGTGGGCTTTTCAAGTTTGTTACACGCATATTGTTATAATCCTTTACTTATTACTGTTGTTTACTCTCTTAGTATAGCAAACGGTTATTTAATTGTCAACCCTTGACATTTTAGCAATTTATTTTATCGTATCCGCTAGACAATTATATAATTATATTCTAGCGTTGCATGTCTGTCTGGTTGTCAATGTTCATAACCGCTTGGCTATACTCTTATACTACAGGATAGAACCGCATAAGTCAATAGTTTTTTGTTGTAAAATTGACAACTATTTTGGGCTTTTGCTTCCATTATACCACGCCGAGCGACACCGTGTCAAGTCTTGTAATTTATAATATTTATGTTATAATAAAACGCCCGAATCCTGCTAGTTATGTCATATCACATAGTAGACAATACATCAAATATATACTATAATAATCATACCATAAGCACATCCTGTATTTATTACAACATAATTGACAGTCCGTCAATATCATTTTATAATATATAACAGATTGTCAAGCCTGCCACTGCCTGCTAGTTTTTGGTTATACTCATGTATACTATATACTATAGGCACATAGCAATAACACATAGTAGCCATAATACATATACAGTAACACCTAATTTTATAGTGTCAACTAGTGATAGTTTAGCGTATAGCTTCACAAACACACTAGCTATTGTAACATATATTAGCATTTCTAGCAACATTGTTTTTGGCTTTCTTTTTTATAGTTTTTATGTTTTTATATTGTAATTGTCATTACCCTATTTATATTATCGGATAGCCGTTACAGTGATTTAATCTTTATCAACTGTTATGATTCTATAATACACCATCACACACCATAATGCAATAGCTTTGTGCTATATTTTGCATGTAATATTTACAACACTGATTTATAGAGGTGACAATGCAGGTATGGATGCCAATTTGACGGGTTTATACAATTATGGTTTAATAGGCGACCATATCAATAAGTTAATTATACCATAATACTTGTGTTTGTCAAACCCCTTATGCTACGGCTTATACTGCTATTGCTTATCACAACATATTATTGACATTACCACAAGCACAATGTTTTGTATGCTGTTATTATTGTGCTATTGTTTTTTATTATGATTATGTTTTAATATAGTATAGCATACGTGGGGTACGGGGGGCTACAACATACTTGACGCTATATTGCCCTGATGAGACATATATGTTCAGCACAAATACACAAACCCAATATTTTTAAAAGGTATTGACTTCCCCAACAGATATAACACAACATATTTTTATGAAAGGTATGTACTAATTACAACATTACTATTGACAAATCAATCCAAGTGTGGTATAATACCAACATGACTAAGACAACCAATACCAAGAAAGGTAAGAAGTTTGGTCTCAGGAAGCAAGGTGAGAGAGGTGTTACTGCTAATCAGTGGACTAACTCGCCACAGCAGAATGAGTTCCTTCGGTATTACCTAGAGCCAGGGCAAGAAACCTGGGGTAACGCCTATCAAGCAGCTGTTAAAGCAGGCTATAGTGAGAGTTACGCTAGTAGTATTATTAAACTAGCACCACAATGGATACAGCAGGCACAGAACGTTGTGAAACTGCAGCCAGAACACCTGAAACAAGCACTAGCAGACATAGCTAACTCGAAGTATGAGAAGGCATCTGATAGGATTCAGGCAATCAAACTACTCGGACTTGACCAGGGTATGTTTGTACAAAAGCAATTAGTTGGTCATGTGAATATTGAGCAGGCATTAAATGAACTCAGATAATGAAATGTCAGTAATTCCGCAGGAATCTAGGGCAAACGAAGTGAGCAGTATAGGATTAAAGCATAACGAGGAATACTTCCAGCAACTGTGTTTATCTATCATAGATGACCTAGAGCATAACAACTTCCATTGGGAAGGTGACGCATATGGGGTACACCTAACAATTAATGGACAGAGTAAGTTTATTCCAAACACTGCAGACGAAGAAAAGGAGATAAGTGAATTATGGAATCAGGTAAAGAAATCCAAGTAAACAACCGTAATTACGATAGTAATCTAGGCGGTAGACGACAGCCATTCGATTTTGGTATTAAACGGCTGAAGAAGAGCCTGCGTGATGCAGGTATGCCAAAGAAACAGATAAATGAAGCTGTTAAGATGTATAAGTTCAAATTATACACTCGAGTGGAAGAGGTTAAAGCAAAAATGGAGAAGGAGCTACTAGATGCCTCAGATAAATAAAGTACAACTCTATATATGGGATGATAACCTAGAGTTCTTAAAAGACGTGAAAAATAAGAGCAAATTAGTTAACTTATTGCTCCGAAAGTACCGTGACGAGCTGAAATAATGGACGAGTTTCAGTTATCAGAGGAGCAAATCCAGAAGATACTGGACATCAAAAACGACTTCTATAGGTATGCAGATAACAACCTATGGATTAGGAGTAAGTCTGGTGAGATTATCAGATTTGTTCCTAACAAACCACAGCGAGCATTGATTGATTATATCCTGTATTGCCTTAGAGAAGGACTACCAATTAGGGTTATTATCCTTAAGGCTCGACAGATGGGACTATCTACTGCGGTTGAGGCTGTTGGATACTGGTGGAACTCCACTAATAAGAACCAAACAGCTGTCATTATTGGGCATGAGGACGCTTCCGCAAGGAACTTGTACCGAATGTTCCGCAGGTATTACGACAACAGTAACCCTGTGTTTAAGCCTAGCATTAGGTATAACACAAAATCTGACTTAAGTTTTGAAAGGTATGATGATGAGGGGAATCAAATCGGACTTGGCTCGGTCATTAAGACTGCAACAGCTAAGAACACAAGTGCAGGTAGGTCTGATACTATTCAGTTTCTACATGCTTCTGAGGTTGGAGAATGGGAAAATGGAGAAGAACTCGTTGCTTCCCTCATGCAGACCGTTCCATTCCTACCCAAGACCTTTATCTTCTTAGAGAGTACAGCTAAGGGTAAAGGAAATTACTTCCACAAAGAATGGCGTAACGCCGAGAAGAAACTGAACAACTTTGTACCATTCTTCTTTCCTTGGTGGTTGATTGATGAGTACGAAGACTACAACGATGATGAGGTTGGTGAGCTAACTGAATACGAATTATTCCTTATGGACTTATTCGAGAAGGGCTTTACAACATGGTCGGGTGAACACTTTGATGTAGATGAATCTACATACATACCAAAGATTAAGTTCTACCGTAGGAAGTCACGAGACTTCGCATCAGACCCAGCTCGTATGTTCCAGGAATATCCTAGTATTGCTAATGAAGCATTCGTTGCATCAGGTGCAAACGTATTCCCAGTTCTTAAGTTGGCTGAGATGGAGATAGAATGCCTCGAGTTACCAGACTATGATTACTATAATCTTGTCCCTGGTGAAAACCATGAAGATTATGTGCTCGATAAAATAGACTATGACCCTAATGTTGATGACTTCAGTTATGTAGCACCACTTAAGATATTTGAAGCACCAAAACCAGGCAAAGAATATGTCATTGGTGGAGACGTTGCAGAAGGATTGAAGACAGGAGACTACAGTGTTGCAGAAGTTGTAGAAATTACAACAATGAAAACCGTTGCTAGGTGGCGTGGTCATGTAGACCCAGACCGCTTTGGTGAAATACTCGGTGCTCTAGGTGCGTACTACAACTATGCACTTATAGGAGTAGAGGTAAACAACCACGGTTTGACTACTGTACAGAAACTAAGGGACACCTTTTACACTAATCTGTATAAGCGAGATAGGGGATATGATGAAGACTTTGAAGAGCCTACATCAAACCTCGGTTGGAAGACTGACGTTAGGACTAAACGCCTGGCTATTGACGACCTTATTCGTATTATACGTGAAGGGTTGAATGAAGATAAGGATATTGTCTTTGTTGAAGAAGCATTCGCATTTGTACGTGATGAGCGTGGACGAATGAATGCTGAAGAGGGAGAACATGACGACACCGTGATGGCTAAGGCTATTGCATTCCAGTTATTCAACTGGGGCGATAACGATATTAGTCAACTGAAAGTAACTAAAAAATTGAAGAAAAGTAAGGTAAAATAATGGCTAAACAATCGTATCACGAAACGCCAAAACTGACCGATGCTGACATTGGTAAAGACCCAGTTCTAGTATCGGTAATGGATGATTTCGACAAAGCCAGAGGATATGTAAAGAACAACTACCAGACAATTTGGGAAGATTGTTTCAAAGCATACAATGCTATACGCACAAGGCGTGGCTATTCTGGTGTTGCCGATGACTTTATCCCTGAAGTATTCTCTATTGTTGAATCTTTGAAGGCT